ATCAAAACCCTCGATGCCAAAGTATTTAATCTTTCTATTCATTAGGAAACCCATAGTCTCTCTGCTTGTCTTGCTAAATTTTCCGCCATCATCTCTTGGTTTTATTTTCTTGTCCTTAATCCATTGTTGCATGGCTTTAATCGGTATGCCCTTTCCTTTCTTTCTCCCGTTAATTACATAATAGGCATAAGGCAACATCGAAACTTCCCAATCTAAACCTTTGCCTTCTACTCGGACTGAATCTATTAAATTTCCCGATGCCTTGTAGTTACTTGTATAGGTGCTTTTGGTTATCTTGCTCGGCTTCCATGTCTTACCATCCTTTGTCCATTTAGCCCTGATGCTGACTCTTTTTCTCTTCCTCCTTAGTTGACCTTGAATCTGCAATTTGAATTCAACTGCCATCCTCTCAATCTGCTTTTCAGTATTAGGCATATTAGCACCAGCCATCGGTAACTATTGGATTAATGATGGTTAGATTTATGTCAAGGGTAAATCCACTTAATACCGCATCAAATGAGTTTCCAAATGGATTCATTGTAAAAGGTCTTACAACATTAAGATTGGTATACATAGCCATCTCCTGACTGCGGATAGCCTTAACAAGCCTTACATATAGTTCTTGTAAAATGAATGCATAATTAGTGTCTTCGGTATATCCAGCTGACGCAAATACATCTACTAAGTTCTTGCCTTGGAAATCCGTTGAGTAGCTTATATTTTGGTCTCCAAACATAACTTGATACGATAGTGTTGTAATGGCTTCATCGACATCAATTCTTACCAAAGTGATATGGAGCAATGGAAATACCGTTACACTCTTAAAATCAAATTCAGTTAAACTTCCATGGGAGTATTGTGCATCTAAACTTGCAGCTATGGTCTTCCAAAAGTAATTCCCAGTACCGATGTGATTTTGGTTTATGTTCATTTTCTATTCCCTTTTTTAATTATTTTGTTTTGGATGCTTTGCCAGTCAATTTTGTAGGCTGAAAACATAAAGGCGGTATGGATAGAGAGTTCTGATACTTTTTCCAAATTAAGGATGTCCCCGTTACAAAGTCCATAAATGAATCCAGCCCATCCCCATTTTTTAGTGAATCCCTCAAAATTGATGTCGCTTCCCCCTTCTTCGTTCCCTCCAAAGATTTCAGGATATAGCCCAATAATTCTTGCCCGATATTGCAAAAAAAAACATGGGCAGATAGTACTATTCCTACGGGCATATTTTTAAAGTCTGCATTCATTCTACCTGAGTATGGCTCAATGGCATAATGATTATATGGCTGCTGCTCTACTATTGGTCTATATAGGATTGACATAACTTTCCATAAGTCCTTATTGTCTTTTTCGTAGGATTCAATATCGGCAAACTCGCCAATAGATAACTTATCCAAGTTTGGAATAAAACCATAGTCAATTCCGTTAAATGTAAAATTAGATGCAAAAGGGACTCTCTCAGCTATTGCAGTATTGATTTGGGATAAGATGCTCTCTTTCTCCTTTTGTTTTAACTTGCGGACTGCCTCGGTGCTGATTTCACAAAATAGTGAGATAGCCATTATGGACAAATCATTGTCGTTTGGATTGGTGTCCAAGTATTCAAGGAACTCAGTCCATTGATAAAGTTTGATGTCGTTAATTGATTGTGGAACTGCCATCTTTTAATATAACTTATTTTTGTTTAAATGTTTGGTTTGGCTGATTAGCCATTAAAGATACGATTTTCTTCGCTAATAATGAAATCTCCAACTATCCAAGGGTCATTGAAGTTCATATAATTCCTTTTGATTATATGGTTATATTTTTCAAGTAGCAATAGCATTTCAAGTATTCCTAATGGCTTTTTGCTGGAGATGTATTCTAATACATCATTCTGATATGTTATAAGTGTATCTTTCATTTTAATCTATATTGCAAAAACATTCAAATGATGGGTCTTCGTCAAACAATCCTTGCTGGGCTACGGTTTTATCTTTTAACATTTGATAGCTTATTTCTTTTTAAAAAGTGTTATTTGTTTTATTCTCATTATTAATCCACCAATCAAATAATTCAGGTTTTTCGTTTGCAATTATTGCTAATTTCCCTTTACCCTTTAGGAAACATAAATCGCAGTTGCCATATGGTTCTTTGACTTTTAAATCAAATTCTTGCTTTGACCACCATTTTAAAACATCTGCTTTTGTAGTTTGGGATTTTACTAATGGCAATTCTACATCAATAGATATCTTTGCTTCTTTTATTTTTGCCCATCTTCGTGGCTCATCATATCGGATTCCATTGTAATTGGTATATTCTTTAATCCCAATACTTTTTAAATATCGTTTTTAAAGTTTTAATCTTTAATTCGGTTGTACAATATCGCATTCTTACATTAGGCAAAAATCCTTTATAATGTTCTATGACCTCTTTAAATGGTCTTCCATCTCGTGATGCAGTTTCATAGTTAACTATTTCAAATTTATTTCCTTTGCGATATTCAAGCCATAGTATATTAAGATTCCAACGCTTATCGCATTCGTTAATAAAATCTAAGGTTAATGGCATTTCCTTTCCTGTATTTTGAAAGCATACAATATAATCTTTAAGACCTTCATCAATAAGTTTTTTAGTCATATATGCTGATGTCCTACCTCCGCTAAAATTAATTATGTTGGTCATTACTATTCTTCAATTATTTGGTAGAAGTCCTTTACAAATGTTCCATCATGAATATCTTGTTTCTCGTAGTCATGGAGCATAAACTCAGCCATGTCTAAATCTAATTCAGAGCATATTACCTCTCCAGTTTCTCGGTTGATTACTTTGTATGTTTTCATATTTTAATTGGTTCTAATAAATTAAATCTAATGTGGTATCTTTCTTTCTGCTCGTTCTCTACTATACAAGTGGCGTTATGCTCATATACTATCTTTACCTTATCTCCCTTTTTGCCGTATCGACATGATGGCTTTGATATTGAGAAATGGTCCTTTATAAGTTGATGCGTCATATTTTTTTATTTAGGTTTAGCACCCGAACCTTGCCGAGTGCCTCCCCTTGTTTCTTTTTTCTTAATCTTCATAAACAAATTCACTTAGTGTTATCATTTTAAATCTATCACTTGCACATTTGCAAATTTGCTTATTATATTGTTCTTCTGTTTTGTATTTTGGGTTTTCAATATCCCAAGCTCTCATTCCTAAAACTTTTGCACCTTTTAAAACTGATTTTCTTCTTGTGTGTGCCTCAACACCACCTTGTAAATATTCAACACTTACTATGAAGTCGTTTTTTCTTTCTTTTGCTGGGTAAAATCTTTCGTTTGTCATTTTGTTTGTTTTTAATTACCCTACAAATATACAACTATATTTCATATTTGCAATATAAAATAAAAATAAATAAAAAATAAATTAAAAACCCCATCTACTTCGCAGCAATGGGGCTTATCACGATTAGATAAAAAAGAACTATCTTACTGCATAATGCCCCACATTTGGTCTGCTAAAGGTCATCATACAAGCATATCTTGATGCATCGATTCCATGGTTAAAAGCATCTATTGGTTTATTCAATACCTTGCCATTCTTGTCCTCGATGTATTTGTAATTTCTAAACTCCTTTATGAGGTTAATGCTTCGGCTTGTTATTACCAATTTATATCTCCTCATTATATCTATGCCCATATTGATGGAATCTGCTCCTTTTATAACTGGTCTTATATTAAATCCCATACGATGAATCTCTTCGATACTCTTAGGCTCACTACTATCTGCCCATATTAAGTCTCTCCTATCAAGTTGTAGGTCCTTTAATCGATTAGCAATATCTTGATTGGTCATACCCGTTTGGAATATTAGTTCATCGAGATAAATTGAATCTCCGTAGTGATACATAGCAATTAAAGATGTTGGGTCTTGTGAGTATCCAAAGTCCATCCCGTATGCTTTTAATTTTGCCTCATCAGGAATTGAATCAATAGATGAATGGCTAAATACGAGGCTTCTTGATTGTCCTCTTTCTCCTAATCCGTATATTTTCCAATACTCAGCATCTATTAGTTTTAATCTCTCAATCTCCTTGATGATATTTTCATCGAGGAATGGATTGTCGTTGTATGTGGTTACAAAGAAATCGCAGTCTTCCCTTGGTATTATTTTGTCATAAATGAAATGGAACTCATCCGATGGGTTATAGTCAAGTATAGCTTTCTCAGTAGTCCTTAAAATTAGCTGCTGCCAATCTTCATAATATAACTCGTTTGCCTCGTTAATATATAGGATGGCTCTTTTTCTACCTCGGACTTTTTGCGGTTGGTCCAAAGATATAAATTCAAATAGATTTCCCTCCAGCTGATATTCTGAATTGGATTTGTTATGGTCATCCTCATTGTAAATTCCATGCTCCTTGAGAATATCAAAGAAATCCCTCATAGATGATGCTCTAAGCGATGGATATGTTTTTCTGCATATAGTTATTGTCTTGCCCGTATTATGAAATGCATAGCCAAATATTAACCACATAAGAATGTTATAAGTTTTTCCAGAACGAGTGCCTCCTTGCTCAACTATTATCCTCTTATTGGATGTAGCTAAGTGTTGAAATACTACATTAGTTCTTATCTTGGTTGCTTCCAATTATTTCTACTTCAAACTTTTTTATTTGATGGTTATTTTCTGATTCAATAAATTGCATGGATAATTTTTTAAGTTCTTCAGGTGTTGCAATTAATTTCATTAACGCCATTTGCAAAGTTGCATTATCAGATTGATACCATTTAGAACGCATTGAAGTTTTTATTTGTGTTTTATTAATAGCAATAAGTTCTTTTAATGTGTCCAATTCATCCGAACCATCTGGAAAGAAAGCATAAAAAGTTGAACGACCACAAGATAAAAAATCAGGTACTTCATCCATAAAAAATAGTTTATGTTTTACTATTACCTCTTTTGCTTGTTCAAATATTTTAGTCTTGTCGTATGCCATTTCTTTTTATTATTAAAGTTGCGTCTAATGCTTTCATTCTGTCTATTATTACTTGGCAGTATTTAGGATCAAGTTCCATACCATAGCATTTGCGTTTAAGTTGATGCGAAGCAACCATTGTTGAACCAGAACCAAGAAACACATCTAAAACTAATCCATCATCTGGGCAACTTGATTTAATTGCTCTTTCACATAAAGGTATTGGTTTAGGTGTAGCGTGTCCACCTTCATCTCCTTTTCTTATATGCCTATCAAATTTCCAAACATTATTGAAATTATCATGGGTATTATTAAAATATGCTCGTGTAGAATAATACTCTTTTTTAATTTCTTCATACTCTTTTTTAATTTCTTCATACTCTTTTTTAAAAGCATCTATGTTTTTACTTTTTGCATATTCTCTTAAACTGTAATAATTATTTTCAGTAGGCATCGCCCATTGTGATTTACTCCACCAATGATTTACTGTTCTGCCATCTTTATATCCCAAAGCGGTAGCTATTTTCCCATCAGTTTCATTTAGTTTTTTTATTTCTTGTTCTAGATAAATTCTAATTATTTCCCATTTATCAAAATAGTTGTCTTGATTGTTATTAAAACCCTGTACACCCATCATTACAAATAAACACTTTTCATCTGCTATTGCATAGCTTCTTGTATTTTCTGAATTTTGCCCTTGACCATTACCTTTATCCCAAGTAATTAAGTTTCTAAATGTTGCTTTTTGTTCTGCTATATATGGCTTTAATATTTCGCTATAAATATCCATTAATGGCTCGTCAATTCCCCAACAATACCAACTACCATTTTCTTTTAGGTTCATAAACTGAGTATCTATCCATTCCCTATTAAAATCAAGCAAATCAGCATAATTTAAATTATCGTTAAGAACTCCATCTTTTTCTTTTTTCATTCCGTAAGGTGGGTCATTATGAGCCATATCAGCCTTTTGTCCGTTCATTAACTTTGCCACTTGGTCGCTATCCGTACTATCCCCACAAAGCAATCTATGTTCGCCTATCTCAAATAAATCCCCTAATACAATATCGGTTTCAGTTCCGCCATCAGGTACTGCAAAGTCATCTTCTTCTGCTTCTAAATTGTTTACATCAAAGTTTGGTATGTCTAATCCCCAATCGGTAAGTTCCTGTGCATCCCAATTGTTAGCTAGGTCATCCCAATCCCATTCCCCATATCCGACATTGTCTTTTACAATAAATTCCTT